AGTTGAAAAGTCAATTGAATCTGAATCTATTTCAATAGATGAATCTTTGTCCAACTCTCCAATGACTTGAAAATTTAATCCATACCCATCTCCACCTGCATCTCCTACCGTTACATTCCTTGATGCTCCGCTTATAGTTCCATCCCCGGTGTAAATAGATGGCAATGTCACACTACTTCCTGCGACTGTCTTAAAACCCGTGTTTGTCCTTAAGAATGTCCTAAGAGTTGCCTCCGTAAAAGCTATAGTTCCTGTTGCATCATACCATGTTCCGGCTTGTGCAAAAGGAATTGAAAAGTTAGAACTTGAAAATGATTCTCTCATTGTGAAAGAGCCAACGTTCTCTTGATAATTACTAGTTCTCGAGAAGGAAATTTGTTTCCCTGTACTATATTCAAATATAATATAATTCTCGCTCGTATATATTAAATTCATTTCTTATTTGTTTTAAAAAAAGATAGAAATTTTTGCCATAAGTTTTTCTTTTTAGGCTTCATTGCTTCTATTCTTTTAAGTTCTTGTATGTCATCCAATCTCAACTTGTCCTTATGTAATGGGTCAAGTCTTTTTCTCCTATTTATATGAGCCATTGTATTTTCTATTTTGTTATATGAATCCTCTTCGAACCTTTCGACGTGCTGCACGTTTCAAATTTCTTGAAGGTTTTCTAGTTGGAGACTTGCTGTTAATTGCATATCTCATGGCAGCCAATGAATCCGGCTCATGAGGAAGTTTCCCTTTTTTATCTCTTCTAAATGTCATGTAGGACTTGTAAAGGTCTGAATCATTGTCACCAATCAAAGTGATTGACTTGTCTTGAATCTTCTTAATACCTGCTTCTACATTTCCTTTTGTTGCTTTCCTTATGCTTGAAAATCCGCCTGCCCTAATCTCTGTTATCAACAAAGGCATTGCAGAATCTGCATAAATTTTTGCATTGAATGGAATGCCTGCTCTTCTCATTGCAGTGACCGTTCCTTGAATTGTTAACTTAGCTATTGAAAACATTTGCTCTATGTAGTAAACTCCATCAATCCATGTCACTTTGACACATGCCGTTTTGTCATCTCCTCCATATCCAAAATCCATTCCATACCAAGTATCTCCCTCTTCCAAAAGAGATGCCCAATGTTCCCATCCTGCATAAAGTCTCCCACTTGCTTCAAGTGTCCACTCTGCCAAAATAGTATTTATATAATAAATTGGATTTGTTCTTTCTAAGTCTCTATATCTTTTTATGACAGATGGATTCATATTATCCAAATTGTCTAAATATGTACTATGAATATACATTGTATCTGAATGACGTTCAGGCTTTGGATATCCTTCAATAAACCATTCTTTATGAATCCATGACCCAATGGATGCTCCCGGATTATAAATCAATATAACTGCAAGAGGTTTTCCTGCAATTCTAATTGATTCATCTACCTTTGAGAATTCATCAAATGATTCTAGTTCCTCCGCTTCCTCTATTATCAAAGTAGTTATTCCACTTAAAGACTTTAACTTTGCAGTTTGTCCTCCTGTGGATTTGATACCCTTGAATGAGATTGTAGCTCCTGTTGTCATGTTTGTTATTACACCTTTGGACTCCCTAAAATCTTTAGCCTTTCCAAGTAAATGTATTGCAGCTCTTACATCTGCAATTGTACTATCTTCAGACGAACTCATTGTCTGCCTTAGATATAATATTTTATGTTTGAATCTACTGTACGTTTTTAGTACTGATGCCACTGATACTGTGAATGACTTTCCACTCCCTCTCCCTCCGTAAATTTGGTAGTACCTCGGCTGGTCCAAATAATCTAGAAAAAGCGGCTCAAAAAGTGGATTTATCTTTAATACGTTTTGTTCCCCTTGTTCCTTCATATTGTTAAATTTTGTTTTGTCCTCCTGTAAATTTTATCACCACAGGATTTGTGTCCTCATGCTCCCCTCCAACTTGAATCTCCATCTCTGCAGACGTTGGAAATAGGATTGAAGACAATTCAGAATCGATATTTGAAGCCACCCATTTGGATGCCTGAAAATGGTCTTTATGCTCTGAGTCATTTATGATGTCATTGATGTTATCAACTGATACATCTACCATCATTCTTTTTTTTACAATCCATTCATTTCTCAAATCTTGATTGTTTGATAGCATCATTGATACCACCACCGCATCAATTCCTGTTGCTTTACTTATAGTTTTCCTCGTTGTATGTCCTTGCTTCAAAGCTTCTACAATCAACTCCTCCCTCTCCTTGCTTACTGTTGCAGCAGCTCGGATTGTATTTTTCATGCTTTTAGCCATAACTTTATTTTATTGCCACTTCCTCTCGTATCAACTTAATGAAGTGAATTAACGTTTCCTCTATGATTTTAAACACTATCTTTAACGTCCTTGCTACTAACACAACTAATTGTATTGGAGCTATTAAAACGGCTAAAAGTAATGCATATAATAATACTGCAAATCTTTCTAATGTTCTCATGTTCTTTTATTTAATTTTGTTATCCAAGCAGGTCTCGAACCTGCACTCTTCTGCACCAAAAACAGACGTGTTACCAATTACACCATTGGACAATTTGGATGCCTCTCACCCCAATGTAGATTTTATTTTTTTTCGCATAAACCTATAATTTGCACTATCTTAATTAGATGCTCTATTTTCAATACCTCCAAAGGTCCTGATTCTAGAGACTAATTTTCCCTCTTGTTGCACTCCATCTGTGTCACTTTCATCTTCTAGAAATTCAATCACATCTACCATGAATGCTTCTGCAGTTGCTCTCGCTTCATTGGCTAATGATTTGGCTGCATTTCTATCTTCAGCTCCATCTTCAGATGCAGAAATTAATCCTGAATCTGTGAATGTTGTATGGAATAATTTTAATAATCTGCTATAAGTATAAAAACAAAGAGCTGGAATTAATAGTGCCTTCAATTGCTTATCTGCTGAAGTCATCTCAACGTCCTCTGTTGGGTCTTCTATGCATCTATTCAAATTGTCTTCACCTATTACTCTTTTGATGTCTATACTTTGTGCAATTAGCTGTGCTGACTTGCACTTGCTTTCGTCAATATCTTGTTGAATGCTACAATAATCTACTAGAGCATCAACTATGTTTGGGAGAATTAAAGAATTCTCATTGATTCCTGTGTACATAATTATATTATTCTTGTAACCAAATTTGAACTTGGTCTTCTGTTAATCCAAAACCCATAAGCATTTGCTCTGCTTGTGCTCTTGTTATTTCTTTCTTGTCATATTTTCTTACAACTCTTTGAAGACTTTGCATTTGCCTTCCTGTCATGTTTGAAAATACTTCATTTGCCTTTGCTTGCTCTTCAGTCTCTCCTTCTACGACTTCACCTTCAGGTAGAATTTCTTCCACATCCAAAGATAATTTCTTGATTTTAATTTCTTGAGTATTAAATACAGATTCTTTTAAAATCCTATTAATTTCTCCTTCAATTGCATCTCTTCCTCCTTGAGTGATTGCATTAAAAACAAAGTAAGCTTCAGTTAAATCCTCGCCTGAAAAACCGGTCGAATTGTCAATTCCACTCAATGCTGGCGGAATTAAATAAGCTCCTGAAATTACAGATTTGTCCAAATTATATGCTAATTCTGCAGCTTCAATAATTGCTTTAGAACCTGCACCACCTCCACCAATCTCCTCTAATAAAGTATTTGATACTTCCTCTGGAGATAGTCCACTAAATGTGATTATCTTTCCTGCTCCTCGTGCTCCTTGTGCTTCAGCAATTGCTCCCTCCATTGCTTGTAAAGTTGGGTCTTCAGCATCCAAAGATGTCTTCAACATATAGCTATTTATAAAACCTGTTGAGGTCTCTTTCCTTACTAGAATTGAATTTTCTACATCTGACAATACATAATTAACCGGAGCTTGTAATGGAGATACAGGATACGAACTATGTCCTGTTTCTGTATGGTATAACATTTGACCTAAATAGTTTGAAATGCCACCTTCAGTGCTATCAATTTGAGCCTGAACTACTGATGGATTGAATCTATCAAACCATTTAATGTCACTCTTAGTAAGTGATTTTGAAACTTGTTTTTGAATTTCTGAATTCCTTCCATAATCCCTGTGATATCCAACTTTTGAAGCATAGTTTAATTCATCAAATTGATTGAATCTAAGTTCTGCAATTCTCATTGGATTTATACTTACCACTTTGCCCTCTAGATTATAGTTAACTTGTAAGGCAAAAGCCTCCCAAACTGCATAATCTTCAGCCATAATTGATACAACTTTTTTCAAAGTCAATCCTCTTGTTGAGACTATTTCATCCTCTCCATCGAACCCTGCCCCCTTGTAAAATTTTGCAGTTCTTGAAACTGCAGGCTTTGCACTTGGACTTTGTTCGATTAAATTAATCATTGATTGTGGAAATGTATTTGTATACCCCCACCTCATAATACCTAAACCGGTATCTTCTTTCGTAAAAATCTGTGCCACTTCTCTATGCGTTTGCAAGTGAAATGAAGTCACTGATGGAATATCATATCTTGACATATGTCTATCTAATTTTGTTTTAGATAGACATCTATGTCTACCTAGTTATTCTGTTATTTTTTTTCTTCTTAATTTTCTTAATGCATTAACACAATGAGAAAACGAATGTTTTGACATATTGTGCTCTTCCACTTTGAATGTAGTTTTGTATACATCGTAAATTCCTCGCTCCGCAATTGGCCCGAAGGATGTTGCAAATACATCTACATCTAAAAATGGTTTTCTTGGTTTTCTTTTAACTTCTCTTACTTCTTTAACTTTGTTTACTTCACTCATTGTAATATAATTTTTGTTAATATACTTTTGGAATCTTCCAAGGTGTATACCTTAAACCCTTTTAATATCCTTTTCAAAAAGCAGGCTTGATGCTTTAATTCCAAACCTGCATTTTCAAAACTAAATTATGAAAATTTGAAAAAGTCGTTAACTAGCGAAGATTCGAACTCCTATATTCCGAACCCCTATTGATTCCTAGTTATAAAAATATTATTTGCCTAGCGAGATAATGAATCTACGGCAATAGATTAATATCATTTTATTTTATGTTCGCTCACCTCTTTGTAATATTTCCCTTAAAGACACACCCTTGCAAAGATGTGTCTCTATCTATATAGGTCACTCTAGCTTAATTGTCTGAACTACAGCAATCTAGCATTATCGATAATATCCTTATATCTGTCTGCAATATGCGCTGGAATCGTGTCTTTATCATTGAATATGAATAGCTTCTCCACCGCTTGAATGTTTGCAGATTTACTTAATGTTGTCAATTGACTCTTCAACCAAATACAATCAAAATCTTCAGGCGCATTATACTCGCTTATAAAAACTAGATGCCCCTCTTTAGTCATCTGTCTACACCACTCCCAAAACTTTGAATAGTCTAGTCCATTTTTATATTTCGTTGTTCCTTCGTATGGAGGGTCACAATAGATTATGCTTCTATATGGAATATCTAAATCTTGATATGCACTATGATACAATTCAACTCCTCCTAAACTTACACTTTGCTTGACTGCATTTGCCTTGCTTCTACGAGTTTGTGTCTTCATATTTTCAATGCATCCTTTCGTTCCTGCAACGTCTCTACGATATCCTCCAAACCACTTTCCTCCAAAGCTCATGGCATAACCACAAAATCCTGTGATTCCATTTAGCTCTTTAGCTTCCTTTAGTTCTGCATAATAATCTTCAGTGATAATATCTGGAATGCTTTGCACATTGTTTTTAATTAACTTTAGAGCTTCAATCAAATAAGCATCCAAGTCCGAGCCAATTCGCTCCCCTTGAACCTTGTCAATCATATTTGCACCTCCTACAAATGGCTCTATCCAAGTTTCATCTGTCCTCCCATGAAGCATAATTGGCAATAAGTGTTTTGCAAGTCTGTTCTTGCTTCCCATGTATTTCATAAATCTATTTATTTTTTAATTGTTCTTTTAATTTTTCTACTTCCTTTTGTAAACTGTTAACTTTACATTCACTTTTTACTAATGCTGAAATCAATTGTCCTTCGTTCATAATGTTTATCTTTATTTGTTACAACAAAGATAAACAAAATTTCCGAACTACCAAACTTTTTTAATAAAGATTTCGATATTCTAATGGAATATCATTTTTTGTTGCATAGTCAATGCCATACTTCATACCTTCACTAATTCCTAAATCTGTATATACTACATGTAAATCTGCAACTTCCTTCCATGCCAATCCTGCATCAATTCCTAGCTTTCGCTCTTGTGGATTCAAGTCATCCAATATTCCTGCCTGTGTATATAGCAAATGACTTGCAATTGGTGCTTCTCCTCTATTTAAACAATCCTTTAAGCATCTTCTAGCATAAACTAAATTAGCTTCCACATTACCTGCGTATGGACTTTCTACAATTACTCTCTTCATATTTTTTTATTTTACTGTAAATTTATCAACTCCATTCCACATTCCTCCTGCGATATCAACTGCATATGCAAAATAAGTAGCTCTCATTGATGATACGCATCTAAAAGATTGTATTGATTTTCCGTTTTTTAAAATGTTGATAGTCATCATAATGTTTGTCTTTAGTTATTTTCGTTATACAAAGATAGGCATAAATCTGCGTTCCCACAAATAAATGCCTACTTTTTAACATAATCTTAACAAACTTTATGAAAAGAACCAATCCGAATCCATCAACTTTTCAATCTCATCTTCAACTTTGAACCCTTCAAACTTTGGCAAATGAATCTTTTTCAATGCCTTTTGTGAATCCTTGTCCTCCCCAACTTGACCCAATAGATTTTCATGCAATACTAACAATGGCTTTCTTAAAACCAATGCTTTGAACTCCTCCTTTGAAAATTGGAGCATCTTGTCAACATGGTTTGGATGACATCCAAATGAATCATGAATCCAATCCGAATTCTCAATGCCTTCTGACTGCATCCGCTTTGAAACGTTTCTCAATAATTCTGCATCCAACGAATGAATGTAGTTTGGTGAGATTGCACTCCGCATCTTTGCAGAACTCAATTGGTCTGAATAAAGTTTCTTTGTGATTTTAGTTTGTCTCCTTGAACCCGGAAGGATACAAGATACTTTCTTACACTTCAACTCTTTATTCTTTTTATGTATCACATGGAAGCCATCTGAAGTCTCCCACGTTATAGGATTGTTTCCTCTTGAAATACAATTGGACATCTTTTGCACATATAACTCAAATGCTTTACCACCATTCAAAACCCCTTGGATTGAATCTCCAATTATAGTTGAAAATAAATGAGCATTCTTTTTTGTAATATATTTATGGTCACACTTTAGCTCCCTAAACATCTCCCATAATATATCCGCTCTACCTGCAGCAGTGCCACCGTAATTGGATACCATAGTTGGAGTTTTGCATATCTTCCTTCCATTGTTGACTAACAAGTCCAATAAGAATTCTAATATTTCAGTCTCTTCATCTGTAGAACTTAATGGAATTAGATTTCTAGTTTGCTCCACTGCTTTTTCAGCTACTAGTAAATATGCATCTTGTCTAGAAATATCTCCATTCTCGTCATACGTTGGAAGTACATTTGTAGCTAAACATCCGGCCTTGTCGCCTGTGATAGCACTTGTAAATTGTGAACCACTATTGCAAGCATCTAGATGAATTCTAGTATTTGGAATGTATGTTTCATCATTTACAAATTTGTTCAATTCAATTTGATGTGATAAAAATTGATATGGCTCATCTGCTTCCATATAGTCCGCATCAATTAAATCCTTTCCTCTTTCAATCCTTTCAGCAAATGGCAATTTGTCATCTCCATATAGACTTGCAAGATATGCCCAATTCCACTCTGTACCTGCATTTGTCAATGCTTCTGTATTTTTATATAACAGCAATGCTTTGACTGCATCCGAGCCTTGTGGTGAAAGTCCAATTGATATTGGATAAATTCTCCCACGAAAATCATAGTTATGTGGAAAGTAAATTGTTTGACCAATATATTTTTCTGCAATCTGCATTGCCAACTTGACCGCTCTATATTTTCCTACAGCAGATTCATAATCTCCTCGCTCTGCATTATAAAGCCGTGACTGCTCCGTAAATATTTTCCTTATACCAAGTAGCTCTTTTTCTTTTTCCTCGCTTAAACCGTGCTCATTTGACTTTAAATCGATATCCCACTGACTTTCTGTAGCATCTGGATACTCCATCTTTACAAAATTAGACTTCATTGGCAATTTTACGTCCCTTTTTAGCTGACTTAAAACTCCTTCATTTACAGTCCATGGAGTTTGTTGAATATAATTTGCTCTATCAAATATATCTTGACTGTACTTTGTATAGTCAACATTCCAAAAATTTGCTCTTACAAGTGAATATTGAAAGTGCTCATACCCTCCAACAATTGAATTGTCCTCTTCATTGAATTTCCAATCAATAGGCTTTTTTAACATTGGTAGTGGATAAAATGCTTCAGCAGAAGCCAACGATAATTTGCTTACAATGGTTTTTGATAATGTACATACATACTTAACACTCCATTTGAAAGATTCATTGTCCCTACTTAATAACTTCTCAATTTTAAAGTATTCGCTTAAGTCCACAACAACTTCTAAAAATCTCCATGTATTCTCAAATGACAATTCAGGAAGGATTCTATCTTTTACAGTTTTTATTTTCTTTCTACGATTTTTGCCCTTAGTATCTTCAGTTTCATAAATGCCCTCAATGTCTCCACTTAGGACTAACATAGTTTCAACAATCTTTTGCAATATAAAATCCTCGTCCACAAAATAATCTAACAATTCCTTTCTGTAAGATTTTCCTGTTTTGTTGTGAATCCAATCCGAAACTTCAGCGTGAATTTTCAAAGCTTCATCAAAAATTAATTGTTGCCCAATTTGAGTTGAAGATATCTTCTTTTTTGAACCCTCTTTGGCTGTGACTGATTTCCATACTTTATTCTCACCTCGAGACTTCATGAGTGATTCATTTTCATTCATATGTAATAATTTTTTTTTAGGGTTATTTTTTTACTATATGCAAATATACAACAAATATATTTACTACATACTAATTACTCAAATCTTTTTTTTTTAAATCTTGCTCTCTACCTATATGGGTCACTGTAGAAAAAAGTCTTTAGTACCTGCCAATGCATAGTACTGAATTTCCTACATTAGAGGTCAAGTTTATATTGGTCTTTGTGCTCCGTTTCCACTGCCTTTGTATCAATTTCTTTGATTGTTAAAAAATCCTTGAAACCAATAATTTTCTCTTCAGGTCCTGCCAACAGCTCTAAAATGACCATTCTCATTTGTGACACTGTAGTGTTACGATAATTCCAAACTATTGACTTATGTCTCATACTTGGATTGTATGCATTTGAACTGTCATCCATCTTGAATCCTAACTCAAATTTAAACTTATCTTTACATATCAAATAAGACTCCGTTCCATGGTTTAGATAATTACAAATACCAAGTTCATTCAAAAATCCTCCCCCTTCTTTTTTAAGGCATCCATGAGCTCCATACTTAGCTACATAATAGACTATCAATAATTCTATTCTTGTCCATTGCCTTCTCATTGTGCAAAGTATTTTGATGCTAAAATTTCTGCAGTGTATCTATCAAAGCCTTCATTCATGAAATCTTCTGTTAATTGTTGGAAGTCTTGAACTTCATTCACAACCTCTAATTCTTGAACCTCAAAACTTTCAATTAAGGTTTTTTCCTCTTCGGTAAATCCGAAGTCATCCATCTTACTCATATTATTTTTTGTTTAGTGTTTATTAAATAAATTTGCGATTTGGCTTGCATCTCTAAAGCTATCAGCTAAAAGAACGATACATATAGTATCACATTCCATTAGAGTTAAGTCTAGCCAAAACTTTTTCTCATTTAAAATCCTTAGTGCAATGCTGTGAGAAATTTCTAATCCCTCAGGAGCCTTTCCTAAAGCCTCTTGATGTACTTCTCTTAATCTGTCAAATAATTTCATAATTTTTGATTTTAGTTATTTTCTATATACAAAGATAATCCTTTTTATCGAACTACCAAACTTTTATTAATTATTTTTAAATATTTTTGTCATCCAATCTTTTGCCCTATGGTCTCCTCCTAATTCATTGCCCTCTTCATCAATTGGAATATATCTTCCACTTGGCTTGTCGTATTCAAAAAATACTTCAGCTCCTGTTGTTCCTAAGTTGTTTTGCTTTACCTTCAGAACTTTAACCATTACCGAGCCATTTGGCTTTCTGTAAACTACTAATCCATGATATGACATTTCAAAGAATGCAGAACTTCCTTTCACTGAATAAAAATCAGGAACTTCAAACTCCCCTGTTTTTTCATCCTTTCGCATTTTAAATGGATGTGCCACTAATATAACAAGTACTTCCATTTGGTGAGAGAATTGTGTTATAGCTCTTAAGATTTGCTCTATCTTCTCATGACCTCCACTTTTTGACTTGATGGATAACATGTTGAATGGGTCAATTACAATGTATTTTGGGTCTCCACCTTCAGCTCTTAATTTGTGAATTGATTCTGCACATATTCCTAATATCTTTGTGATATCTCCTCCAAACTTACTTGTGTCTACATGCTTTATCTTGCTAACTACAAATTCATAAGCTTTCTTGACAATCAAATCTTCATCA